AGACATCTGCAAAAATCGCAGATGCGACGATTGTAGCAGGCAACATTGCTAACAATACAATTACTGCTACACAGATAGCGGCGGATGCCGTGGGGTCTTCAGAGCTTGCCGACAACGCTGTCGATACGGCGGCTATTGCTTCTACGGCTGTAACTACAGCTAAAATAGCCAACGACGCTGTAACCCAGGCTAAAATCGCAGATGATGCCGTGGGGGCAGACCAGCTTGCTAGTAATGCAGTGGTTAATGCAAGTGTTGCTTCGGGCGCCGCGATTGCTTTTAGCAAGATGGCAAACCTTACGACATCTCGTGCTTTGGTTTCAGACGGCAATGGAGATGTATCTGTAAGCGCTGTCACAAGCACAGAGATTGGCTACTTGGACGGCGTAACCAGCAATGTACAGACACAGATCAATAATATTGCTGGCTATCCTCAAGTCATCACAGTCCTAACATCAGGCTCTAGCTATTCGATTCCTTCTGACGCGCAGGCTATCTTAATTAAAGCCTCTGGCGGAGGTGGTTCTGGTGGCTCTTCTCAGTTTAGTGGAAATCATACCGTCAACGGTAATGTGGGTGGCGATACTACAGTAAGTAATAGCACCCTTGGTATTTCAATCACTGCAAAAGGCGGCGCATCGGGTAGAGGCTCTACTGGTGGAACCGCTTCAGTGCAAACAGGTGATTCTGGCGGTGATGTTCAATCCGCCGCTGGCGCAGCAGGTGGCGCGCCGGGAATGAACAACTTTGATATTTCATGTTCATTCGGCGGCAACGGAAACCTAGTAACAAAATATGTAACAGGGTCAAATGTCGGTGGAGAAACTTTAACCTTTTCTATTGGTGCGGGCGGTTCTGGCACAACGGCAGGAAGTACAACTAGCGCGCCGGGTCAAACAGGTTTCGTCGAAATTACGGTGTGGTAGATGCCGCTTACAAAGTTACAGTTCCGACCCGGTGTAAATCAAGAGATCACCTCGTACTCCAACGAAGGCGGCTGGCGCGACTGTGACAAAATTCGGTTTCGCTTCGGGTATCCAGAGAAGATTGGCGGCTGGGAGAAATACACCTCTAACACCTATCTTGGTTCGGCTCGTGCGCTACACAATTGGATTGCATTGGACGGTTCAAACTATCTGGGCGTAGGCACACACCTAAAATACTATATCGAAGAAGGTGGTGGTTTTAACGACATCACACCTATAAGACTTACAACATCTGCTGGAACAACGACATTTGACACCACCAGTGGATCTACAACACTTAATGTAAATCACAACAGCCACGGAGCCGTGGAATCAGACTTTGTTACATTCTCTTCTGCCGCAGCAGTTGGGGGTGTGGCTGCTAGTGTAATCAATGCAGAACATCAAGTTCTTCGTGTTGTAGATGCTAACAACTACGAAATAGTTGTGTCATCCGCCGCAAGCTCTACAGTGTCCGGCGGAGGTGGAGCAAGCACTGTTGCGGCGTATCAAATTAACGTGGGTCTGGACACCGTTGTCGGCGGCACAGGATGGGGTGCGGGAGTCTATGGGCGAGGCGGCTGGGGAGATGCCGAACCTAACGGCCTCACTACGATCACTCAAATTAGATTGTGGTCTCACGACAATTTCGGGGAGGATTTGTTAATTAATCCTCGTGACGACAATATTTATTACTGGGACCGGTCTAACAATTTGGCAACAAGAGCCGTGGAGCTTTCCACTCTTAGCGGCACCAAGCGCAGCGTTCCTCAAATTGCCAAACAGGTACTGGTTTCAGATCAGGATCGACACGTTATTGCGTTTGGCTGCGATGGTCTGGGCGGCGCGTCAGATACGCAAGGAAACGGTACACAAGATCCGCTTTTGATCCGTTTTTCATCACAAGAAAACCCGTTGATATGGTTCCCTGCCAGCGACAACACTGCTGGTGATTTAACACTTGGCGCAGGATCCAGGTTTGTTCAGGCTGTGGAAACAAAGCGTGAAATTCTGGTGTGGACGGACACAGCACTGAACTCGATGCGTTTCATCGGTCCGCCGTTTACGTTTGGTTTGCAGCAGCTTGCCTCGAATATTACGATTATGAGTCCAAACGCGGCTGTTGCGACAGAAGATGTTGTTTATTGGATGGGCATAGACAACTTCTATGTTTATGCCGGACAGACACAACAGCTTCCCTGCACTGTAAAAGACAAGATCTTTCTGGACTTTAATTTTGAACAGTCTGACAAGGTCGTGTCCGGAATCAACTCTGAATTTTCAGAAGTTTTCTGGTTCTATCCATCAGCCGGCAGCACGGACAACGATAAATACGTCGTGTATAATTACGGTGAAAAGGTCTGGTACTTCGGTTCGCTTGCCCGGACAGCTTGGATTGATCGTGGTGTTCGAAACTTTCCCATCGCTGCCGGCGTTTCATACCTGTATAATCACGAATTAGGCTACGACGATGACGGATCAGAAATGAACTCGTTCATAGAGTCTGCCGCGATTGATATTGGCGACGGAGACAAATTCACGTACATACAAAGGGTGCTTCCGGATCTGACCTTTAACGGTTCTACAAATCTTAGCAGCCCACAAGCCACGTTTACTGTAAAAGCTAGAAACTTTCCGGGAGCTAGCTTCGACAACACTGCATCTGGAGATGCTGTACGCACAGCAAGTTCTCCAGTTGAGACGTTTACAAATCAATTGTTTTTACGTGCACGAGGCAGATCTTTTGCACTGCGGGTAGAATCACAAGCACTAGGGGCCAAGTGGAAGTTGGGGAGTCCGCGCATTGATTTAAGGCCAGACGGGAGGCGCTAATGTCATCAAATCAAATAGCACCACCAAGACTACCGGAACCACCGGTTGAGTACACGTCGTCGTACATGACAGATTTAGTTCGCGCGCTTGAATTGTTTATAGCACAGGAACGAAATCCCGGAGAGTTGCGCGGAACAAAAATAACACTAACTGCGCTGCCTACAAGCGCGACTGGACTGGAAGTGGGTGCTCTGTATAATGACAGTGGCACTGTGAAGGTGGTTACCTAATGGGACTTTTTAAAAACCTTACAAAAACCATTGGCAAAATTGCGCCCATCGCTATTCCGGCGATGATGGGTTTTGGTTTCGGTGGTGGTGCTGCGGGAGGCATCGGCAGTTTCTTTAGCGGGCTGTCTGGGGGATCAAAACTCGGCCTGGGTCTTGGTGCATTGGCGTTGGCAGGAGGTTTGGGCCGGCGACAGGAATACGGTTTTGAAGAGCGCCCTGAACCGGTGGGCAAAAACTTTGCAATTACATCTCGTTTGCGTGACGGCACTATTGTACAGTTGACCGATCCCGATCAATTGAAACAATATCGTGACGAGATACAAACACAACCCAACCCCAACGATTACATTGTTCCAGTTTCTGATATAAACCTAACAGGTGAAAAAGTTGGTATCGCCGCCATGTACCATGGCGGCGAAGTCGAAGGTCCAGGGACCGGCACCTCTGATTCCGTGCCCGCCCGTCTGTCTGACGGTGAGTTCGTAATGACAGCAGCGGCTGTCCGTGGGGCCGGTGATGGAGATAGAGATATCGGAGCCGCTCGTATGTATGATATGATGGCCGAATTGGAGGCCCAAGCGTAATGGCTGTAGCAACACAAACAGTAACAACTCGACTGCCTGAGTTCCAAGAACAATACATGGCAGATTTGCTAACGTCGGCTCAGAACTTGTTTAAGCCGGTGAGCGAAGGTGGTCAGGGTTTGACCATGCCGTTTGTTCAACAGCAGCTTGCTGGTTTGTCTGAGGGACAGCAGCAAGCTATTCAGCAAGCTCTTGGCGGTGTTGGTGCATATCAGCCGTTTCTTCAACAAGGTCAGGAAGCAGTGCAGGGGGGGCTTGGTGCTTTAAATCAAGCGCAGCTTGCCTCTCAAGCAGCAGCACTGGGCATTCGTCCAGAAGTTTTGGCCGCACAACAAGGCATAGAAGGCGGGATTCAAACTTCGGCTTCCTCCACTGCTGGAGCGCAAGCTGGGCTGGGTGAAGCCGCAGGAAAAATAGATCCCGCGCTCCAGGGTGGCATGGGTCAAATGCAGCAAGCCTTGCAAGGTTCTGCCGCCGCCACCGCTGCGGGGCAAGCTGGACTGGGTCAAGCCGGTCAGTTTGGCATGGGCGCTGCTCAACAAGGTATTGGTCAGCTAACAGGCTCCGCTGCACAGTATGATCCCTCCGGCGTCTCGCAGTTCATGGACCCGTATCTTGAAGATGTGGTTCAACGTGCACAAAGCGACATTGGACGACAGGGGCGGATGCAGGAGAATCAGGCGCGGGCACGGGCTGTGGGTTCAGGTGCGTTTGGAGGCAGTCGCGCGGCAGTGTTAGAGGGCGAGATTGGCCGCAACACTTTGGAACAGCAGGCCCGCACAGGTGAGCGTCTTCGCTCTCAAGGCTATCAACAGGCGCAGCAAGCAGCGATGTCGGCCTTTGAAGCAGCGCGCCGCCGCCAGCAGCAGCAAGCACAGTTGACCGGTGCACTTGGTCAGGCCGGTGCAAAAACAGGCATGACAGCAGCAGCCGGTGCAGCCGGTCTGGGCCAAAAGCTTGGACAGCAGGGTATTGGCGTAGGTCAAACAGGTGCACAACTAGGATTGTCTGGAGCACAGTTGGGCGGGGCACTGGCGGGACAGTCCGGTGCACTTGGGCAAAAACTCGGATCGCAGCAGATGGCAGGTGCGCAGACTTCGGGACAGTTGGGTTTGTCTGGGCAGCAGCTAGCAGGTCAGATGGCTGGGCAACAAAGTCAGATGGCAGGTATGCAGGGGCAACTTGGCGGTCAAATGGCGGGACTGGGACAGCTTGGACAGCAGATGGGTACACAGGACATTAACACACTGCTTGGTATCGGTGGTCTGCAACAGGGTCAGGCGCAGCAGGCACTGAACGTGGCACAGCAAAACGCACTGGGACAGCAGCAGCTTCCGTTCCAGCAGCTTGGATTCTTGGGTGATGTTTTTGCCGGTGTTCCGGCACTGCAACAACAAACTACCCAGACCTACACACCTCCGCCAAGCATGTTGTCTCAGGGCATCGGCCTACTTGGTGCAGGCTTGTACGGTGGGTTCTTTAATCAAGGAGGCGGCACCCCATGATGCGTAATCCTCTTGATCGTCGAATGTTTGCTAACCCGCAGCAACGTCGCGGCATGGCGCGTATGCCACAAGGGATCTTGGCTTCCGGTCCACGGATCATGAAAGCTTCGATGCAGCAACAAGAGCCTGTTCGCGCGCGCCGTGGTCGTTCTGTAGTTGTAGGCCAGGATGTTGAAACTCTTTCTCCCTTGGCTGCTTTTCTAACTGGATCAGGTGTTTCAGGAAGCTCCCCAGAAGGGACAATTAATCGAGGTAGAGGCCGAACCCCAGGAATAGTTGACCCGGCTCCCGGTTCAGGCATCCCAAACCCTAACGTGGATTCTACTCAAGAAGGCGATGTAAATTTTTCAGACAACCCTGTTGTTCAACAAGAAATTATCTTGCCTGCCCCTGTTGGTGGCGCACCATACCCGCAGCCCGGTGCAGTTGATTCTGGGACGGGGGGACTCAAAACACCCCCACCAAAAACAGATGCAGAACCTGAGACTGAAGGAAGCTCCACAACTGCCTTGATGAAAATGCTTGAGGACTTGCGTAATCGGCGCAGTGGTGATGACAAAAGCACAAAAGAATATGTCGAAGAAGCCAACGCTCTGCTGAAAGAGTTTGGAATTGATGCCCCTGACCTGAAAGGTCGTAAAGATCTTCGGATTATGGAGTTCTTCCTGAACGTGGCTGCGGGTCAGTCTCCCGACGCTTTAACCAATGTCGCGCAGGCTGGTAAAGAAAGCTTCAAGGGCTACGGCGAAGATGTACGCGAGGTCGAAGCAGCGGAACAAAAGCTGAAACTTGCTGGACTTGAGATGGGCTTGGCAGAAAAGGCGCGGACACAGGCCACAGAACAAGCCATACTTCTCAAAGAATTTGACATCGCTGCTGACGCTTTTGAAAAGATCACCGACCTGCCGGACAAGTCGCAGCAGATCCAGGTTCTCAGGGATGTCTACAACGTGCCTGTCGAAGAGGCTATTAAGATGGTGTATCCTGAAAGAACCACCACGTTGCAAGGTTATGAAATTCGTCGAGATGACTTCATTAAGATGGGTCATAGTCCAACTGTTGCAGCCTACCTGTCGGCAGGTGGTGCTACGTTGCTGGCGTCTCTTGCAGAAGGTAACCCGATTGGCGACCAAATCGCGGCTGCGGCGGTTGCCGGAGGTGGGAGCTTAACGCCGCAAGATGCAAAAATCCTTGGAATACAGACCACTTCTGTAGGAAACTAGCCCAATGGCTAGAATCATCCAGCACAACGGAAGGTTCATCGAGGTTCCCGATGACATAACGGACGAGGAGGCTCGTCGCCGCGCCGATGCAATGGCAGGTTCGGGGGAAGAGAAGCTCGTCGCTCGTGACCGTATTGTTGATCCGTCTGTAGAATCCGAAGGCACCCTGCAAGAGCTTGCCGAAGGTCTGGGGTCTGGTGTCACCAAGGCGGTGCAAGGTGTCGCCGAACTCGGTGGCATCGCCATTGACTCCGTGTTTGACACCAACACAACTCGTGCTATCAGCCAAGCTGGAGACGATGTCCGCGAAGCTCTCGGACTCGATCCTGTTGGCATCGCGGGCACCATCGGCGATGTAACAGGACAGTTCTTGCTGCCGGGCGGTGTAGGTGTCGCCGCAGTCTCCAAGATTTCCAAACTCGGTAAGCTGGAAAAAGCCATTCGGCAGCAGGGCCGGGGCCGCGTTGCTACTGCTGGACCGATGCCGGCACGTTTGACAGCAGGACAGACAGCCAAGCTGCGGGCACAGCAAGCGGGGGCCGCGCTGCTTGTAGACGCAGCCGTAGCTGACGACGGTGTCACCACCATCGGTGATTTTGTTGACGGTGGACCGACGATGACCGAGAAGGATGTCGGTCTCAGCGGCAGACTCGAAGCTGGTCGCAGGTTCCGTAACAAGCTCCGTCTCGGCGCAGAAGCCGGTGCACTGGCAGCGGCATTCCCCTACCTACTCAGCACGACAGCACTGGTAGCCAAACCCGGACTAATGTTGACCGGCGAGGTTCTGGCACCGGTAGCATCAGGAACCCGTGGTGCACTGCAAAAGATTGCTGAAGCAACAGGCAACAGTGCGGCAGCGCAATACATTGGTAACATGACGGTGCCCCGTACGATCACCCGTCGTGCGGCCACGGACCCGGATACAACGATCTCGGATGTGTATGAGGGAGTCAAAGCCCGCCTTCGCTTCCGTGGTAATCTTACGACCGAGGCTGCTGAACGCCGGTCCGCGATCCAGGGTTTCATCGACTCGCAGGCCAACGACGCGGCGTACACAATCCGGCAGCTTGAGAAAGAGACAAACAAGATCTTCAAGGGTGCGGACACTGCAAACCTGCAAGGGTTTGGAGAACTTAGCCGCGTCGAAGTTATGAACTCGATCTACGGATTCTTGACCAAGGATGCAAACTTCTTGAACAGCGCCGAGGTTCGCAGGGCAGCAATTCGGCGGGCAGCGCGTACAGGTGAAGCCTTCGATCCGAACAACGCCGATCACTTGATCGAAGCTATCCCGGAGTTTGCCCGTGGGTCTGTCTTGAAAATGCGCCAGCAGATCGACGACTTGTCTGCTCGTATCGTCAACAGTGACTACGGTACACAGAACGTGTCGCAGTTGGTGCGGGACGAGATCACAGAAAACTTTGGCAAGTATCTCCGCCGCAAGTACCGCGTATTCGATGATCCGGATGCGTACTTCCGTTCGGACGAGTACGTGCAGAACCGCCGTGAAGTTATCGGGTTCTTGCAGCAGAACCCCAACACTGCACGAAACCTGTACAACAAGATTGTCAGCGAAGCCGATCTCGGCAACCAGCTTGCCACTGACGCACCCGTGACGCAGCGCGTGATCAACGACGTGGTTGACACATTTGTGAACCGCTACCGCACTCGTGTTGGCTTCCTTGACAACAGCGAGACGTTGTCCCGGACTGCGAAGCAGAAGATGAGTCGAGACATGTTCCGTCAACGTCGTCTCGAAGAGGACGTGTTGAAGAAGCTGCTTGGTGAAGTCACCGATCCTGTCGAAGCCTACGTCCGGACGGTGGGCGATCTTGCGGAAACTGTGGCGCTCGATGACTTCTACGGATTCCTGCGACAGGGCCGAGGACAAATCATCGACGGTTCTCGTGTTGGTGGTGACGACATCATCGACGGCAATGTGTACGAGAGCCTGTCTCTCGCTGACAGGGCAAACTATATTGAACTTGTGGACAGCGGATTCGGCTCGTTAACTTCAGCGGGCAAAGAAGCAGGCAACGAAGTACGAACTTTCGCCCGCAAGCCGGTGTACAACGACCTTACTCGAAACACAAAACAGTTTAGCCCACTGTCGAACATGGCGATGAGTGCCTTCCTGCTCGGCAAGGGTTTCACACAGAAGGTCAAGACTGTTTACAGCCCGATAACACAAATCCGTAACGTCACCTCGGCTGCACTTTTTGCTGCGGCGCAGGGTAACGTGGGCCGGGGCGCGAATGTGTTCGAGTCTGTTTCGCTTGTTCTAGAGAACATCCGCAAGTCTTCGCCCGAGGATCGGGCAGCATTCTTCCGGGAGTTGCAGGAGCTTGGCGTCGTGGGTACGCAAGCGCAGCTTCGCGAACTTGAAAGAACCATTGAGGATGGCCTGTCTCGCCTGTCCACCGACGAGGTCGATCAGTTCGGCGTCAACCTCGGACAGAAAAAGTCACGAGGTCGCGCCGGTCAGTTCTTGGGGTCTATCGATAAACGCGCCAGGGATCTGTACCAAGGTGGTGACGACATCTGGAAGATTTACAACTTCGACTTCGAGCGTAGCAAGCTGGTCAATGCGTTTGGCGGAGACGTTGCCGCCGCAGAAGACTTCGCTCGGGCACAGGGTGCGAAGAGTCTGAACGCATACGCTGCCGACATTGTGAAGAACACCGTGCCAAACTACGAGCGGGTGCCGCAGTTCATCGAAGGGTTGCGCCGTCTGCCTGTTGGTAACTTCATCGCGTTCCCTGCCGAGATTGTTCGCACGTCCTTCAACACCCTGAACCGTGCCATCGACGAAGTGCAGATGGGTGCACGGATGATTCAAGAGGGCCGGGCTGCGGGCAACCAAGCACTGGTGCAGCAAGGCCGCAGTATGCGGGACATTGGCAAGCGGCGGCTCAACGGATTCGCAGCAACCACGATGGTGGCCGGTCCGGCTGTGCAGGAAACCGCACTGTATCTAAACGACCTGTCACGAGACACGCTTGACGCGCTGCGCGAGATCGCACCTCCGTGGAGCAAGAACAGTACGCTTGTTCCAACCTCCGTGGACAAGGATGGCAACATCACAGGCTATGTAGACTACAGCTTCACCAACCCGTACGACTATCTGCGCCGCCCGGTCATGGGTGTGATCAATGCGATCAACGACGGCAAGGAGCTTGACCTCGATGCCAGCAGCATTACGCTGAACGCGATGGGGCAGTTCCTGTCCGAGGTTGCCTCGCCCTTCGCCGAAGAGTCGATCATCTTCGAGCGCCTGCTCGATGTCACAGCACGTGGCGGTGTCACCAAGACAGGTAACAAGGTGTGGAATCCGGAGGATACTCCGGGTGAGGTGGGCGCCAAGTCCATGACCCACATCTTCGAGGCATTCCAGCCGACGATCATCACCGACTTTGCAAGCATCGCACAGGTCTCGCCAACCACGGGTGACGTTGAGTTCTTCGTACCGGGGCGTCTTGGGGCCGCGCTGCTTGGGCCAGAAGGTCTTGACAAGCGTGGCAATGTTCGTCAGCTTGAGGAAGAGATTCTCCGCTACTTCACTGGCATCGGCGAACAGAAGGTTACCCCGGAGTCATCGTTCCGTTATCGCACATACGCGCACAACGAATCTGCCGTGCAGGCACAAAGAAACTTCAACCGTCAGCTTCGTGCGTTTGGTCGTACTGTCGAGGATCCATCCGTCATCATTGAGAACTATCGGCAGGAAAACGAGCGTAAGTTCAAGGTGTATAATCGTGGCTTCAAGCTGATCGAGAACATGAAGAAGCTCGGCATGGACGAGAGAGAGATCCGTCGGGCTGCGAAAGAGTTTGGCTTCTCCGGGTACAAGAAGATTCTTGCTGGTCGCTTTGACCCGGTAAACATCGATAGCGATATCATGAATGACATTACTGCGTTCTACCGTAGCGTGGGCCGTCCGTTTGATCGTCGTGGCTTGCAGCGCGAATTGAACCTGATTAAACGTGACTACCTGCGTAGACCGCTGACTGCGGAAGGTGTTGAAGAACGCAAGCGTCCAGTGTTCCGGATTGAAATGCCTGCCCAAGAAACACAAACCTCCACAGCGCCGACTCCTCCAACGGCAGCAGTGGACACGGGAGCCGCTACTAATCTCCCTCAAGCAGCGGCTCCCGTACAACCCATGACGAATCAAACCGCGCAGTCCACGATCCAGGATCCACGGACCAGAGAGTTGTTTGAAAGATTACGAGGTACTGGATAATGTTTCGTTGGCTGCTACACTTATTACGCGCGCGACACACAGGCGACATGAGTCAGCACCGTCTTCATACCACCCGGTATGAAGATCTCTGCATGTAGGGGGTAACCATGAACCTAGAACAGCTTCAACACGAGCTTGCCATCGACGAAGGATGCAAGCTCGAGATCTATCTCGACCATCTCGGCTACAAAACCGTGGGTATCGGGCACCTTATTACCGAAGATGACGAACTTTACGGCTTCGAGGTGGGCACTACGGTGTCTCAGGAGCACGTCGATGACCTATTCTACGAGGACATCCAACGAACTGTACGAGATTGCGAATTATTGTACAGCGATTTCAATGACTTGCCGGAAGAGGCACAATTATGCATTGCAAACATGTGCTTCCAACTCGGTCGTCCACGGCTTTCGAAGTTCCGAAAAATGAAAGCGGCGGTCGATAAACGGGACTGGGCCGAGGCCAGTCGCCAGATGTTGGACTCCAGGTGGGCTAGACAAACCCCGAATCGGGCGATGCGTTTGGCTCATCGGATTCAGGCGTTGGGTGATACATAAGATAGAACACGCCGCAGTCCTTGCAGTGTAGGTTCGAGACGATGAAGTAGTCCTCATCGTCTTCGATGTCGTGATCACCGCCCCAGATTACGTCACCGCCGCAGGCAAAACATTTGATACTCATCTGGATATATAACCTAATACTTTTTCTGCGGCTTTCCTCGCGGCCACCGCTTCTTTGAATGTCTTGTACGTTCCAAGTGCTGTGAACTTGCCTGCATGATAGATGCAGGCTCTCCACCTACGCTTCTTTTTTATCCAGTTCACACCCATGACACCGGAAGTATTGGTGCTAGGAAGTTTTCTATTTCTAGAATTTATTTGTGGCGTAACACACCGAAGGTTCTCGATGCGGTTGTTGCACCCATCTCCATCGATGTGATCGATTACATATCCTTCAGGGATATCACCGTGAACCAGCGACCAAATGATTCGGTGCTCATACCACACATACTTTGTTTTTTTGTCCTCACTTGTGTACCGCACTTGACGCCTCGACCATTGGCTGTCCCTCAAACTGCCAGCCCTTTTTCCTCTTCGTAACCCTTCCTTCCAGAGTAGGACACCCGTTTCGTCGTCATATTCAAAAAGTTTTTCCCACAGCCTCATGAATCCTACCCCACCTCACCCCAGTTGTCGCCAAGCTCGGCGTCCACATCGAACGGCACCTTCAAGTCTGGTACACAATTCTTCATAATATCGACAATTTTGTCGGATTGTTCACGAGAGTTCACGCTAAAACACAATTCGTCGTGAACTGTTAGCATTGGCACCAGTCCTTCTTCATAGCACATCACCATTGCCTTCTTGGTTTGGTCTGCGCTTGACCCTTGAATCAGTCGGTTCAGAGCCTTGTAGGTGAACGCACGTCGAATCATTCCCTTGCCACCATAATCCTTAACAGCTTCTTCAAGCGGCAGTGCGCGGTTGTACCCGTAAGACCTTGGCTCCCAAGTGTCGAAGCGACACTTGCGGCCCAGCCACGTACGAATCACACCCTTGTCCATCGCTTGATTCATCGCTAAATCGGCCATGCCTTTCACGAACGGCACCTTGTCGTGATACCTGTTCAAGAGTCCCTTGGCGTCCTCCTCGGTGATGTCGAGGGTGCCAGCCAGCTTCTTACGGCCCATGCCGTACATGATGCCGAGGTTTACAGTCTTGGCTTCCTTGCGTGATACGCCAGCCATGTCCGCCACCATTTGGTGGAAGTCAGCATTGCCTTCGTGGTACATTCGAACCACATCATCAATCTGTGGATCCCGCCGGGCGCCGGTCAGCGTGGCGCAATAGTGTGCCAGCCACCGTGGCTCCTGTGATGCGTAGTCAAAGCTGCCCCACTTCTCTCCATCCTCCGGGATGAAGAGACCCCGGATCATCTTCTTGATTTCGGGGTCACGGGCCGGGATTTGTTGGAGGTTCGGGTTGGACGAAGAAAATCGTCCGGTAACTGTGCCCCCTTCATCTGAACGAAGAGGGTGAAAATCACAATGGATACGACCGTTATGCGAATGTTCAAGAATGGTTTCAATAAAAGTCGT